AGATATAAAAAATATATACCGAGCGAATATTGCGAAGAATTGGGAAATTTTCTCAAATCAATAGAGGACAAAGAAGTCAATCTTGTTTTTATAGGCCAAGATGCTTTTGAGAAGAATGATAACAATTGGTGGTTGCCGGATTGTTTGTGGGATGAAGTTACGGAAAATACGATCCCAATAAAGAAGGCAGATAAAAATCAGGGGGAGGAGTGAGGATGGAACGGGATAATAAATTATTTATTGATATCGAGACGATACCATCAGATACAATGCCTAAAATAGAGGACATTAAAGTTCCCGGTAATTACTCAAAGCCGGATACTATTGCGAAATACCAGTTCGACAATCAGGAATCACTTTATAAAAAGCAAGCCCTTGACTCAATGCAGGGCAGAATTATTTGCATCGGTTATGCCTATAGCGGGATAGCCAACACAATAGCTATGGAAGAAGGTGAAACACTGCAACTGTTTTACTTCCATGTTAAAGAAATATTTGATGACATCATGGAAACGCCCCACTTTGTCGGCTGGAATATCGGTACGTTTGATCTTCCGTGGTTATGGCGTAAGGCCATTCAATACAACCTGCCGGAACTTCGCGCCTTAATCCCGCATAACAACCGCAACCTTTATACAGATTTAATGAAGGTGTGGGCTTGTGATTTCAAGGACTACGTTTCCCTTGATAATTGCGCCTCTTTCCTCGGTATAGAGCATCCCGGTGGTAAAGGCTCAGATGTCTATGATTGGTGGAAAGAAGGCAATATTGACGCGATTAGGGCACATTGTGAAGAGGATGTACGAACGACAATGAAAATTTATGAGAGGATTTGTGGGTAATGGAAAAATCAGAATCAATAGCGGCGCTAGGGGCAGCATTGGCGAAGGCCCAAGGGGTTATGGAGGGGGCCACGAAGGATAGTTCAAACCCGTTTTTTAAAAGTTTTCTTTGACAAGTATTAAATAATGGATTAAAAGGAAGCATGAATGATTATTACGTTTATGCTCATAAAAAACCAGATGGCCATATATTTTATGTTGGGAAGGGTAGTGGTATCCGTCAATATCAAACTGGCAACAGAAATGTATACTGGAAAAGAATTGTTAAAAAACATGGATATACGCCAATGATTTTAGAAAAAAACCTAACAGAAAAAGAAGCATATGACAAAGAAATTATATGGATTAAGCATTATAAGGAAACAGGACAATGTGACGCTAATTTCACAAATGGTGGCGATGGTGTGCGTGTAAATAAACGATGGTGGAATGAAAAAATAAGTAAAGCCCTTTCGGGGATAAAACGACCGGAGGGGAGAGAAAATAAATCATTTAAGGATAATATCACTAAAGAAGAGTTAATATTGCTTTATATTGATAAGGGAATGTCATCGGTTGAAATCGGGAAAATTAAAAATTTATCACCTACAACAATATTAATAAGAGTAAGAGAATATGGTTTAATCCCTAATTCCATTGGGAAAAAAAGAATAAGAATTAAATGTTCTACCGATGGAAGGGAGTTCCAATCTATAAGTGATGCAGCTAAATATTACAACCTATTTAGAGAAAATATAAGGAAGGTACTACATGGAAAATACAAACACACTGGAGGGAAAGCATTTGAATATGTCGCCAACGATAGGGGAGTTAGCTAAGGCTCTCTCTAAGGCACAGTCAGTTTTGGAAGGATCGTTAAAAGATGCTAAAAATCCTTTCTTTAAATCATCTTATTCTACATTATCATCGGTGTGGGATGCTTGCCGGACACCATTATCAGACAATGGATTAAGCGTAGTTCAAACATCGGCATTTCTTCCCGATCATCCTGATATGGTCTGTATAGAAACAATGCTGTGCCACTCATCAGGCGAATGGGTGAAAGGAACATTGGCGGTAAAACCAGTCAAAGCAGACCCGCAAGGGGTAGGCTCAGCAATAACATACTTACGCCGGTACAGTCTTCAAAGCATTGTAGGTATTGCGCCGGAGGATGATGACGGAAATGCAGCCAGTGGAAAAGGCGAAGAAAAAAAGAAAAAAACGGGCGCATTTATTGACCAAAAGAAGCCGGATGATGTCCCCCTTGAACCATCTGCCCCACCCAAACAAGAAAACTCCGCTACGGGCAACGTGCCAAATTCCACCGCCACTTCCGCATATATTTCCGAGGCTCAAGGGAAGAGGTTTTTTGCCATATCCAATAAGTCAGAATTGCCTCTCGATCAGGTTAAGCTTTTTCTCATGCACTATTACAGTATCGACTCTTCAAAGAAGATACCGAAAGATAAATATGATGAAATTTGCTCTGTGATTGAGAGTAAAGAAAAGTTTAGCATCATGATGTCGGAGATACCGGCGTGATCCAAGACGACATCAAGCAGTTGAAGCAGAAGTACGGCGATAAAAAGGGCATCCCGACAGCTGACCAGATCATGCGAATTGTAGAGGAGCTAGAAAAGAGAATGGCCGTTGAATCGTTAGGCAAGAAGCACACGGGTATGAAGGCCATGGATTTAAAAAGCAGAGCGGTTAATTTATTAATATCGGCAATAAAAGCTCAGGCTGTTGAGGATGTGGATGCAGGGAGAGAGGAGTTTTCCACTACGCCACATGAGGTAGAACTTCTTTCTCGGCTTCAGGAGTTGGAAAAAGATAAAATCCGGTTAGATTGGTTGGCTGATGTAAACAACCACGTTGGTAACGTCGTGCTACCCAAAGAGTGCGTGGTGCGAAATCTCCATAGCCTGCGTGCGGCAATAGACGATGCGATGACAGCGATTAAGGGAAGAGAGGGGATAACCGTATGACACCGGAACTGAAAAAGCTGATATTTGATTATGTGGGATGGAAGACAGATTGTGATTGTGGAATTTGTTCTTATTGCAACGGGCAGAAAAACATCAACGATCTTGATGGCAATGACATGGTTGCCGCTATGGAGGCAATAAGAGAAAAGGACGAAAAACAGCAGTTTGAAAACTATTGCTTACCTTTTTGGTTTAAGCATAGAAGCAAATCGCAATCATTCTTATTTTGGCTCACGCAGCCCGCTAATTTTTTTAACCTGATGGGCAAAGCTTTGGAAGAAGGGGTGATTGGGAAATGAATAATTTCGACCATTTTGATAACTGTAACTGTACGCAGTGTTTAATTGAAAGAATGTGCAAACCTGAAGTGCCAATTCAACAGTTACTACGTAGATGGTACGAATATCAATTATTTGCTGACTGGTTTTATGCAACAAAAGGGCGGAATTATGATAGGTTTGATACATCAATATTTTCAGAGAAGTAGAAATGTCATATTGGGTAGGATAAAAGAAAGGATTAAGGAAATGAGTGAAGAAAGAATATGCGGAAATTGTATCCATATAGCTAAAACAATGCAACAAGCACCATGCACTGTATGCTACTTAGCTGATAACCATCCTAATTGGGAACCTACTAGAGAATACGAAATCACCGCCCTTCGCGCAACTATCGCGGAGAAGGACAGTTGCATTGATAGTATTAACTCAATTTCCGGTGAAATTGGCAGGGCATTAAAGGGAGAGCAGGTATCAAAATATGTAAAAGATAATTATATCATTAATGAAATAATAAAATTAAAGAAAGCCGAGGCCGAACTTGCCGATCTGCGGGAGAGGATGAAGGGGATTGAGGAAGTGTATGGGGAATGGAAAGGTACGAAAAGTGATAAGCAATTGTTGCATTCGCCTAGATTATTGGCGCAAGAACTTTGGCAAGCCATTAACGCCGCAGTTGAGGGAAAATAAATGATTAAATTCTACAAAATTATAGAAATAATTTGCAATATTATTATTATGTTAGTCATGTGTGTGCTTTTGATAAGCAAAGAATATACCGGAGCTATATTTTGCCTTCTGCTTTTAATGTGGAATACTTATAATACGGTGACAATAAACGTGACCGTGTATAAAATTGAAGAGAAATAAATGACTACAAAATTAAAAGTTGGGCAGATGGTATTTGTCGAGCACATAGGACGCCTTGGTAATAGAAAAATCGAAAATGCAATTATAACAAAAATCGGCAGGAAGTTCTTTGAATTAGATCGTGCCCATCTTGGACGCTTCTATATTCATAACCTCCGTCAAGATGGACATGGATATGAACCCATGTCCGATTATGGCTTTTACCTAATTATTTTTATTGACTTTTATTTTTATTCCATTCATTATACCCCCTAAAATACCCGCATGAAACGGGAAATAAAAAAGGGGGCGTTAAACCCCCCTAACCTTTGCATCTATTCGCGTTAATCTTTACATCTGCGACCGTTAATGTTTACATTTATTCCTTCTTTTTGAACTGAGGGAATAGATTTGCAAAGGCGTCCCCTATTGCAATTATTACTTTCACGTTGGGGAAGATGGTTCTGACCATCGTATATAAAATTATCAGGGCCATCCAGTTCTTCCCCACTAAATCCAAAAGAAAATTATTACTGTCAATCATAATCCAGCCATTTCCTCATAAGTTGCCATTATTTTGTGTTTCTGAAAATATCCAGGTGCGACAATAACCACGTTTCGTTTTACCCTGCGTGTTATGAAGTCGTGGAATATTTGCCATAATTTCCATAACCCTGTTTCGTTCTCTTGTTTTTCGCTCTGGGCATCCTCAAAAGCGGCTAATTCAGCATAAACCATTGCCGCGGTTATTTTGTCAATTTTCGGGAAAAAATCAGACCGGCAAACAAGATCATGTCCAGTCCCAGCCATTGGATTTTCTCCTTTGTAGGAAAGTATGCTTTCCAGATCCCAGACAAAGCCCGCCGGTGCCATTGACCAGCATCCAAGAACATCAGAATAAAAGGGCCAATTTTCATAAAGACGATTAAAACGCCCCCTACTTCCGGGAATGATCTCAAGTTTTATTGGGAAAGGTATCTGTGTCATAATTCCCTCCTATATATTTTAATTACCGCTCCCTTTCATAATCACGTCCACCGGGAACATCCGGCCCGGACAGGCGATGACTTGCCACTTTTGTAAATCATTTCGAACTGCCCTTATCCAATTTAGATACAAACCGTAAAAGTATAAATTCCATGAATTCATAATTAACCCTCCCTTATTCTCTCAAGAATGTCTTCTGCACGACTCTGTTTCACATCTTTATACCACTTCGACAATGCTTTCTTTGTTCGACCATCAACGTATTGCAGTTCATCCCCGGCGGTATTCCATTGCTTGGTATTCACGGCATGGACGAAATGCGGGAATGAGTGCGTGATGGTGGTACGGCCCATGTTGAAAAGCACTTCAATCAAGGCCCCCTGCCGATTTTGCGAGAAGTTTTTATAATCCGGGAACATGATAGCCAAATCTTTCTTCGCAATCGCAATGTCTTTCCTGAGATATTTCAAAGCGTCCTCTTTGGTGCCGGCATAGACCTCTCCAGGTAGGCATTTATGACCGACATAGATAGTCATAACACACTTAGAATCGGGATATTTTTTAAGTTTAAATCCTTCATGGCTCATTAGTTTTTCTTCAAGTTGCATTATTTATCTCCAATCAGCACACCATCAATTTCAATTTCACATTTTCTTTCGCAATTAGCTTTATGTTTATGGGAATTAACCCTTTTCCATAATGATATTTGATCAAGTTTTACCCATCCCAAAAGCACTAAATTAAGCGTCAGCAATCCAGTATTAAGATCAAACATTTTTTCTCCTTTAAATCAGTTTAATTCCCTCCGGTTATTTGTACGCCGGTGATGGTGTATGATTGAGTTGTCGCCACCGTTTCTTCACGCAAAGGATGGGGATAAGTGTAGGGAGTATATGTAATTCCATCTCCGTCAACACTCCAAGTATTAGTTGCCGTGCATTTATAAAGAGTACCGGAAATAGGAATTGAAGGATTTGCACCGACCATGCCCGTCAAATCAGAACAAGACTGATTTGTCGCCCAATAAGCTACACCAGGGGTACAAGTTGTTGGTCGAGAAGCAAGTGTTCCACAGCCGACGCCGGATGTTCCATTGAAAGATGCGTTGTGAGTGTAATAATCTCTATCTGCACGAATATGAGTACCTGACAAAAGATAGGCTCCAGCAATCTGAGGTGCAGTTAATGATCCCGATTCAAAATTTACCCAAAAATAAGCAGGTTCATTTGCCTGAGATGGAGCGGGGTTGTCTGCTGGAGGATAAGCCCACTGGAAAGCGTCTTTGCTTCTCCCGATTTGATCTCTGCAAGGCCATCCATTAGAGATTTTATAGGTGTCTCCAGTATCCCAGTCCCCACTAGATAACGTACAAGTT